GGTCGCCGTAGTCCTCCGATTCCGTACTCTCGTCGCCTTTGGAAAAGAGGAAATATCGCATGAAACCGTGTTTGTCTATCCAGCGCAGGAACACGCCGCAGGGGCTATCATCTTTCTTCAACGTGATTTCCCATTCGCTCTCATAGTTGGCGAACGTAAAATCAAAGGTCTCATCGAACACGTTCACGAAGTCGCCGACCGAAAGGGCGGCTTTCTTCACCACCGTATCACCCTCGAATGCCCCGGAAAGGTCTATCGAGGCTATGCCCATGTCCGAGACCGTTGAGACAAGCGTATGTGTCCCTTTGCCGTCTATCTCCTTGTAAACCTTTGCGCCGGCCTGTGCGAAAAATTCCAGTTTCATCGGGAAACGGGAAAACCAGCGAAACGTGGTGAGGCCGTTGTATTCCTCTGTCGGGGCGATCGCACCCCAAATGACATTCATTACCGACTGCCCGGAAATTTCTCCGCTGTGCATTTCGTGGTTGGTTCCGGACTTGTCCGTTACACCGACGGCGAACTGCACCGTAATGATCCGCTCCGTATTGTCCTCTATGTTCCCGAGATCGAATAGACCCCGGCAAAACATGCTTATGTCAAAGACCGCTTCTCCGTCCGTGAAGTCCGCTTCGTCCCGATAATAGTCATCTGCCCCGCCGTAACGCTTTACGGCTCTTATATACGCCTTTTGAAGCGATCCGGTCGTTTCTTCCCCGACTGTAATCAAAAGGGGATTGAAGGCAAAGGCATACCGCGCCGGATATTCCACCCGTGCCAACATCTGCCCGCTGTTATTTGCGATTGTTCCGTTTCTCATAATCTCTCATGTTTTTATTAATGTCCCTTATCGTTATATAAAATACGTCCAGCAGCTTCGGACGCAGTTTATCCGTCTCCTCCTCTATGGCCGTGTCGTAGATGTCATCGTAACCGCCACGCCGGTAGAGGCTCGTCCCGTTCTTCATGATCGTGTAGGCGATAGCCCTTGCCGCCGAAAGCTGTGCCCGTTCCTCATCGCTGTATTTCGACTTCCTTTTTACGGGTACGGGACGGACCGATATACCCTTGTCGATGATCCATTGGCGGATTATCCCGACAAATCCCCGGGGAACTTTCCCGCCTTTGCGTCCTCTCTGTATGGCAAGAAATGAACTGCTGCCGTAGAGCGTGCCGCCCAAGTTCCCGAAAGAGACCGACAACGAGGACGCCGTACCTCCCGAGGCCGTCCGGCCCTTATCTTCGATGTTCCGTTTTATCCTTTCCTTCACGGATTCGAGACAATCCCTGATATGCCCGCGTATCTCTTTCAGCATATCTCCGAACCTTCCAGTTCTACAAGGGTCAGCGTTACCACGATACCCGTTACATTCACGTCGAGCTTGTCATAAACGACTTGGTAGGGTATGTTGCCCTCTATCGGCTCGAAATACTCCCCTTTGTTGTACTCCCGAAGGAACGTGTAGAAAAGACCCTTCATGCGCTCGATGACCTCATCGTTCTCCGTCGAATCGAAATCGAAATCCGTCTTGTCGAGAAAGGCGATCTGCGTCAACGGGGAATCCGTTACCGAGGCGTATTTCACATTCAACGTTCCCGAAGGCGGCAATACATAGACGATCGTCGGTTTATCGATCGTGTCGAGGGCGACGTTTGTCTGTGCCCAGTTCATAAACAGATAGGCCGTACCCTCTATCCGGGAGGCTATCGACTTGATTTTTTCCTGTACCGTCATATTCTTTTTCACTTTTTATTTTCCGCATATATCTTGTTCAGCCGCCTTTCGTAAAGCGCGGTTTCATTGTCCATTTGGAGGCAGCGGAACACAATCGGCCAATATACCTTCCTTACCTCGTCGTGGTCTTTTATACCCATTCTCCGGGCGTACCAGTCCATAACCCCGAACGTGCCGAAAGAAAGGTCATGCACGCCCGCCCGTTCTTCCTCCGGCGTGGGCTTGATGCTGACCGATTCAAAGAGCTTGTTGATCTTATCCATTTCCCCGGTTACGAAATTCACGAAGCCGAGGACGGCATCGGCACTCTCCCTGTACACGCTTTCCGAATCGACACCGAGGACGATACGGCAGATGTCGAGAATGCCCTGCACTTCATCTCCTTCGTCGAGGTTTCCGAGGTCGGCTATCATGCCGTAAGTGGCCGTGCCGAGGTCTTGCGGGACGGGTACGCCGCACAACGTCGCAGGACGCCCCAGATGCTTCAAACTTTCTTCAAATTTCCCCTTATGAACGGCCGGTGTCAATAGTACAAGTTCCTTGAACGTATAGCCTGAACCGCTCTTTCTTTTTTGTCCTTTCATATATTTCGTTTTTATCGTTGTAAATCATGCAGTGAATAAACCTTCGTTTCCGGCACGCTGCCTGCCGACACAAGGCGGAAAGACATCGCCATGATGAAAGCGTCGAGGTAGTCGGGTGAACGCCCCAATATCGCCTTCATCTCCTCCTTGCTTATAATCGCTTTCTTTGACGTGTCATTGTCGATGCGGGCTTGTTTCAGTACCCCGAACTCCTCCGTGATGCGTTCCCGCTGCTCCGGTGTGCAGACGATTTTTATCTTCCGGTTGTTCACCATGTCCGCCAGCAGGAAGGCGCATTCGCTTTTGAGGTTCTTGTACCGGGAATCGTGCGGCCTGCCGCCGCCGTGGAACTCCTTTATCCCCGTGAGGTAGCTTTCCAAGAACGACCCGACACCGTCGGCATCTACTACTGTAAGAGAACGGGGTATGCCGTCCCGGACCATTAAATCCCTGAGCTGCATTTCCACCTGTCGGCCCGGGGAATAGATCTCATCGATCGCTACACGGAAAACATTACCCACACCCGACAAGGCGATAAAGCGGTCATGCCCTTTCCCCGCGATGTCTGCCGAACAACTCTTTGCACCCTCCGGCTCTATGAAGTCATTCGTAAAAAGGTCCGTTATGGCATCGTAACCGCACAAGGCCGACGGGTCGTCCTCGTATTCCCATTCTCCCAACAACAGCCGTTTCCGCAAGACCGGGTCTTTGAGGTTTTTTAGCATCTCGACATACTCCCGCGAAATGAAAGGGTTGTCGTAGACATACGCCTGCACGAAAGCCGTATCTTCGGGCATACGCCCCTCCCGGTGGGGCTTGTAGAAAGTATCGTACAGATAACCTTTCGCCGGGTTGAAAGTCAGCAGTAGTTTAGGCTCCAACCGGTAAACGTCGTTCATGTGCCGACCGATACGGGACTTCAAAACCTCGACGGCCAAACGGTGGACTTCCCCCGCTTCCTCCACCCAGCCGCCGGTGTACTCCTTTGATCCCAACCGGGTGAACATCGGATCTTTGTACGGGTAATAGGTCAGGTCGAGGAACGAGACGCGCGAGCCGTTACGGAAGTCGATGCCGTCGTTCGAGAAACGGTATTCCTTGAACCCGTGATACGAGGCCACTTTGTCGAATGTTACCAACACGCTTTCCCTACTGTCCTTGATGTTGTTACGCCCGACGAACCAACGGGTGCCCGGGAATGCCCAGCCGCAACGCATGATCCATTCGCAACCGAGACCCGTTTTCCCGCCGCCAGCAGCACCTCCGTAACCGACGACCTTTATCTTCGGGTCGGAGAGGTAGCGGTAGGCCAGCAGTTGGGCGTAATTCACCTTATTCATCCTCGTTATCCTCGTTCAGAAACTTTTCCCGGCTTCGTTCCCGGACATTATTCGTTAGAGCCTCTATATCCGGGACATTCGGCAATACCGACCGGAATCCGGTAAAGCGCACATCGCTCTGAATGTTGCCGTCGAGCTGCTGCCGATTCTTCCAGTGTTCCGGGTCGAGGTTGGTAAGGGCGAAGATGATCGCCGCCGTGTCCGGCTGGATATGTTTTTTGATCGTCTTTTGTTCCTTGATAATCGGCTTGGGTTTTCCTTCCTCGTCCTTCTCTTTGCCCGGAATGGTTACAGTATGCGTCTCTTTCACCTCGTAGCCCTGTATCTTTTTCAGGAGGCTTCTTTTCGCTTCCACCACGAAATTGTCAAGCCGCCTTTCTTCCGCTTTTTTTATAGCGTCCGAAAACTCCGAAAACTTGACTTTCCAATCGTAAAATGTCGTTTCCGAAATGCCGACCGATTCGCAAAGTTCGGATACGGTATAGGTGTCCTTTTCGACAAGGCCGCAGATGCGCTTCACCAACTCCGGTGTGTATTTCGTTTTTCTGCCTTCTTTTCTCATAATGCTGTCATTTTGTTTTATCCGTCCACTTGGCATACCCTCATTTCCGCCCCGATTTTCTGACAAAATGATAGGCCAACGGACTTATTTTTTCCATTCCTCCCGTAATATCTTGGGAGCGGTGTGTTTCCAGTGTATGGTATGGTGTATGCGCTTGTAGCAATTCCCCATTGTGCTTATCTTCACGGAGGAAGGCATGTACATGACCGAGAAAAAGGATTTAACATACGTTCCCGAATCCAGATAGACATCGGTCATGCCGCCGCTATTGGATTGGGTCTGCTTTTGCGTGATACAAAGCTGGTTCGTTTGAAAAAACAGATCTCCCGTGCTCGTGTTGCGGGTATAGGTGTTCACGTCCTCGTTGATTCGCCCGAGGAATTTGAACGGGCGTTGTACATCGCAGATAAACGTGTTCATCGCCTTGCGC